GTAGAAGAAGGCAATGCTTTAAACCCTGTTAACTTCTCAGCTATTCCATTAACAGATGTGGTACTTGATACAGGACCAGATGATAGAATAGATCATGTGTTTCGTGAAAGAGAGATGCGGTTTTCTGAGATAATGATACTTTATCCAAAGGCAGAACTGTCAGAAGATTTAAGACGCTCTATTGCTACAAGCCCTGATTCTAAAACAAAACTTCTTGAGATTGTGTGTAAAGATTACAGCAAAAGAAATGAAGAAGCTTTCTACCAAACAACAATACACGTTCAATCTAAAAGTTTAATAGAACACAAATCGTTTAATGGTGTGGGTTCTAATCCTTTTATTTGTTTTCGTTGGTCGAAATGTGCAGGAGAAATATACGGCAGAGGTCCACTTATGAATGCTCTCTCTGCAATTAAAACATCAAACTTAACAATACAATTAATACTTGAGAATGCACAGATGGCTATCTCTGGTATCTATCAAATGGATGATGACGGTGTTGTAAATCCAGATACAATATCATTAATGCCAGGGACTATTATACCTAAAGCTCCAAACAGTGCAGGGCTTCAGCCTATTAGGGCAGCAGGTTCGTTTGATGTTGCACAGCTTATCCTCTCAGATATGCGTTTGAATATTAAGAGAGCTTTGTATAATGATATGCTTGGCAATCCAGATCGTACACCTGCATCAGCTACAGAGATTGCAGAACGTATGGCTGATTTATCCAGACGTATTGGTTCTGCTTTTGGAAGATTGCAAGCTGAGTTGGTACAGCCTGTATTGCAAAGAGTTGTCTATATATTAAAGAAGCAAGGACGTATAGAACTTCCAACTATTAATGGTAGAGAAGTAAAGGTAAGGTCTGTATCGCCATTGGCACAAGCACAAAACCAAGCAGACATTACATCTATTGCTCGTTGGATGGAACTTATACAAGGAAACTTTGGACCACAATTATTAAATCTGTTAATTGATAGTGAAGAAGTTGCCAGTGTATTAGCTAAAAAGTTTGGTGTTCCTGATACTCTTATTAGAGATAAAGAGCAAAGAAAACAACTTATAGAAATGGCTCAACAAATGGCAGAAAACGCACATCCAGAAATGCAAGGGGATGGTTTAGCAAAGGAGTTAGCAGGTGTCAGGCAATAACTTTATATCATTAGATGGGTTTCCTAGAAACCGAATTGACGATTCTCGTATTAGTGTAAACACAGCTTCATTGTTTAATACAGATTTAGGACAAGAAGTATTTAAGTATTTAAAAAGTATAACGATAGATGCTGTTAATGGTCCTAATGTTACAGACGCAGAGTTGCGTCACCTCGAAGGTCAGCGTTATATAGTTGGCTTAATAGATAGAAGAATCCAACACGCACATAAGGTGAAAAATAATGAACGAGCAAGTTGAACAAAACACTGTTGCTGATGTTATGGCAACACAAACAGAAGATAATGTTTCACGTGAAACACCTGCTGTTGATGCAGCAATGGATACTCTTCCTACACCTGACAGACCCGAATGGTTGCCAGAAAAGTTTACCAAAGCAGAAGACTTAGCTAAGTCTTATACTGAATTGGAAAGTATGGTTGGCAAAAAAGAAGAAGAGTTTAAAGAAAAGTTTATGAAGGAACAGGAAGAGATTGCATATGCAGATCGTCCTGAGACAAAAGGGGATTACCTTATTACTGAAGAAGCTCAAGGTCTTTTGGATATGGGGGCTGTTACAGATAATAAATTATTAGATTGGTGGTCAACACACTCATATGAGAATGGATTTAGCCAAGATGAATTTAACTCTGGCATTATGATGTACCTAGAGCAGATAAGTGAAACACTTCCAAACCCAGAACAGGAAATGCAAAAGCTAGGTGACAATGCAAATGTAAGAGTTGAAGCTGCATCTTTATTTGCGAATCAATACTTTCCTAAAGATTTAATAGGAGCAGTAGAACAGCTAGCAGCTACGGCTGATGGAGTTAAAGTCCTTGAACATATACAAGAACAAAACAAAGGCGTAAATATAAGCCAAGCTTCTGCTGTTACAAACACAACAAATGAAGCACAGCTTAGAGAACTTATGCTCAAAGAAGAGTATTGGAATCCTAGCAAACGTAATCCTGATGTCGTTAGAGAAGTAGAGAATGGATTCAAGTCAATATATAAATAGAGATATTGTAGCTTCTCTAAGAAATATATCATTAGCAAAAGCTAAGATAGCTGATGTAATGCCTGTTTCTCAAAACATGAGACTGCCAGATATACGAGAGTGTGCTATATTTGGCAGTGAACCTTTTTCAGCTTTAATGGAATCTGTTATAGAGAATCCAGATGAAACCTATACAATCTTAATAAATGGTAAGCCTGTTGCTATGTGTGGCACTACTGAGTATGAAGATTTAAAAGGAACAGCTTCAGTATGGATGTTAGGTACAAAAGATATAGATAGAAACTATATGGTATTCCTTCGTGGAGCGAGAGAATGTATAAATATTCTTCAAGCCGAGTATGAAAACATAGAGAATATAGTTCCAGTAGACCATGAAAAGACAATACAATGGCTTCAATGGTGTGGTTTTTCTTTCCAAGAGATAATAGAAAATCATTATGGGTATGATTTTTTTCGATTTAATCGTTGCAATAAATTCAAAAGTAGTATTTATAATGAACCATCAAGGCCTGTAATGCACTAAGCGACCCCAAGGGACAATCGTGTTGAGGTGAAAATCAGATAACCAGAGATACCACGCAACTTAATAAAAGGGGATTTGCTCAATGGCAAATACAATCGACACAGCCTTTATTAAGCAGTTTGAATCTGAAGTTCATATGGCTTACCAAAGAATGGGATCAAAGCTACGGAACACAGTTCGCACAGTAAGCAATGTTGCAGGAAGCGTTGTTCGTTTCCAAAAGATTGGTACTGGTTCTGCTTCAACAAAGTCTAGAAACGGTATGGTAACTCCAATGGATTTAGCACATACCACAGTAGAAGCTACAATGTCTGACTTCTATGCAGCTGAGTATATCGATAAGTTAGATGAACTCAAAACAAACATAGATGAAAGACAAGCTGTTGCAAAATCTGCTGCTGCTGCTCTAGGTCGGAAGACCGATGAGATACTTGTAACTGCAATGGATGCAGGTGCTAACTCTACTCAAATACATGACACAAGTTCTGCTGTTGAAAAAGCTGACTTGCTTTCTGTCTTTGAAACATTTGGCACTGCGAATCTACCAGAAGACGGTGGACGATACATTGCTATGCACCCAAAAGGGTTTGCTGATTTATTCTCAATCACTGAATTTGCTTCTAGTGATTTTGTTGGTGAGCAAAACCTACCTTACGCAGGTGGGATGACAATGAAACAATTCTTAGGTTTCAATATATTCTCAACCTCTGCAATCGCAGCAGGTAAGAGTTTGTGTTATCATACTTCTGCTGTTGGTTTAGGAGTTGGTGCAGATGTTAGTACGGAACTTAATTATGTTCCTGAGAAAGTTTCTCACCTTGCAACCTCAATGATGTCCATGGGTTCTGTTGTTATAGATGACAACGGTATCTATGAGCTTCTTGATAATAACTAATAGGAGGTATAGACATGGCTTATGCAGCAAGTGGATTACACCTTATTGGTGGAGCATCAGGACAAAGGCTTTGGTATTATGTTTCTACAGATACTATTGCTGACGCAAACACAGCAGGTTATTTTAATGATGCAGCAAATATGCTGAACTTAAATGACTTAATCATTACGGTAACATCTACAGGTGGAACACCTGTTATTACCCATGCTTATGTGAATGCAAATAACGGCTCTGTAGTTGATATAACGAACGGTGTTGTTGTTACAAATACTGATGGCGATTAAAGGAGTGGGGGGTTAATAGCCCCCCATTTATTAAAATGGTAACAAGCACAAAAGCAAACTCACCAGTAGACATAGCAAGTCGAGCATTGATTCTTATCGGTGCTGAACCTATAACATCCTTTGGTGATGGCACAACTGAATCTTTGATTACGTCAAACCTCTATGAAGACATTGCACAGACAGCTTTAGTTAATGCTCGTTGGAGATTTGCTACCAATCAAAGTGTTTTAAATTTACTTACAGATGCACCCACTGGTCGATACGATAAAGCGTATCAGTTACCTACAGATACATTAATGGTTCATGCCGTTACTATAAATGATAACGTAGTTGATTATCAAATCTATGGGGATAAAATATATGCCGACACTACAGATAATGATATTGTTATTGCTGATTATTCATATCGTGCAAATGAGGTTGATTGGCCTTCATACTTTTCACTAGCTGTTGAGTATGCACTGGCTGTACCTTTATCTTTTTCTTTAGCAAGGGATGCAAGTCTTGGCTCTCTTATGCAACAACAAGCGACTGCACTCATGGCAAAAGCACGAAGTATTGATTCTCAACAACAAACATCACGCAAATTAATTACTTCTAGGTTTCTTACAAATAGGAGAAGTTAGTGCAGAAAGTTAAAGTTCCTATACAAAACTTTCAATACGGTGAAGTTAGTCCATCTTTAATTGCTCGTACTGATAGTGAAATATATAATAGTTCTGCTCAACGAGTGCAGAACTTTTTCTTACGTGCAGAGGGTGGAGTTATTAAACGCTCTGGAACAAAACATATATACACTTACGATATAACTCTTAATGAAAATGCCTGTACAATAACTGTAGCTGACTATTCCAACATAGCTGTAGGTGCAACAATAACTCTTACAACATCGGCAGGTGTAGAGGTTGTCTTTACTGCTGAAGCAGCAGGAGCAAGTGACCCTGCTAGCTCTACAGGATTCAGACCTAATACAAATAACAATACAACAGCGGATAATATTTATACAACTATTAATGCTCACGCTAGTTTTACAGTAGCCAATCCAAGTGCAGCCGTTATTACTGTAACGGAAACATCTCCTAGTCCTACTGGTTTTCTCACTGCCAAGAGTTCAGATGCAACTCGACTTGCTGTTACAAGTGAATCACTGGCTAGAACACAGCAAGCAAGAATAATTCCTTTTATATTCTCAGACGATGAAAGATACATAGTGTCGTTAGAGAATGCAAAGATAAGAGTATTTTCTATCAGTACAGTAGATGTTGTGACTTTAGTATCAACAATTACACAAGATACAGACAGCGTGAATGTTCCTTTCTCAGATGAAAAGATACATGAAATAAGTTTTGCTCAGTCTGGTGATACTATGTTTTTAGCTCATCAAACATTTCCAATTAAGAAATTAGTAAGAACAGGCTTAACTTCTTTTGAATTGCAGACATTTGACTTTGGTACAAACGCTGACAGCACTTTGATATTTCAACCTTACAGTAAGTTTCATACAACAGGATTAACTATTGATCCTAATAATTCAACTGGAAGTGGTGTAACATTAACGGCAAGTGCTGCTTACTTTACATCAGATCATGTAGGTGTAACTTTACGTTATCATAATAGTGAAATACTTATTACTGGTTTTACAAATACAACAACTGCAACTGGTACAGTACAAGGAACTTTACAAGAGCAACTTGATATTAACGCTTTGCGTACTGTTGATGGTACAGCTTCAATAGAAATTACTCATGTTGCTCATGGATTAAAAACAAATGATTCAATAGCTATTACAGAAGCAGCAACAATAGCAGGATTAACAGCAGGTAATATTAATGGTACACGAACTGTAACATCTGTTGTTGATGAAAATAGATATAGAATTGCTGCTGCAAGTGGCACAGCTAACGCATCTCTTGATGGTGGTGGTGCTCCAAAGATAACGACTCATGCTCCAACAACAGATTTTAGTGAGCAATCGTATTCTTTGGTTCGTGGCTATCCTGCTGCTGTAGCTTTCCATGAAGGACGGTTATGGTTTGGAGGTACACCTTCTCAGCCCGATACATTGTGGGGAAGTAAGTCGAGCGAGTTTTTTAACTTTGATGTGGGAACGGCAGCAGATAATGATGCTATAGAATTGGTTGCAAGTATAGGTGAGATTAATACCATACGACATATTGTATCCAATCGTGATCTACAGGTGTTTACATCTACATCAGAGTTTTATGTCCCTGCATTTCAGAACTCGCCTATTACTCCTACGAATGCACAGATAAAAAGACAGACACCATTTGGTGCTTCATTCGCAAAACCATTTGTGTTTGATGGTTCTACTATTTATGCCCAAGCTTCTGGGTCTTCTGTATCCGAATATATTTATGTTGATTCCCAGAACGCTTACTCTTCGATAAATATATCTACAGTGTCATCTCATTTAATTAAATCTCCACATCAAATGGCTATCCTTCAAGGCTCTCTTGTAAGACCAGAAGCATATTTATTTGCTGTTAATAGTGATGGCACAATGGCTGTATTTAATTCCAATCGTGCAGAACAAAAAGCAGGATGGACTGAGTTTACAACCAATGGAATCTTTCAATCTGTATGTGTTGTTGATACAAATCTTTATGTAACAGCATGGTATGACACTGGTGCAGGAACTAAAAAGTTATATCTTATGCAGTTTGATGCAACAAAGAATTTAGATTTAAGCAGAGATTATGTATCCAGTGCAACCAGTACAATAGCAAGTGTATCAGATGATTGGGTTAATGGTGCAGTCTTAGATGTTATTTCCGATACAGATTATGTTGGTCAGTTTACAATGGCTAGCAATAAGATTGATACAAGTTCAAGGGAAGCTGTACCTATTAGTACTAAGTTAGAAATAGGTTATACATTTCCAGTAGAGCTTAAAACAAATCCAATAGATATAGCTGTAAGCAATGGTCCTGTTACTGGTGAGCCACGCTCAGTTAATAAAGTTATTATTGATATGAATACAACAGGGTCAATAGCCGTGAATGGAAGTAATCTTATTATTAGACAGACAACAGATGATTTTAGTTTAGGTCGTAAATCTTTTACAGGAAAGAAAGAGTTTCGTTTGCTTGGGTATTCTAAAGACCCACAGATAACTGTAACTCAGGAAGCTCCTCTTTCTTTGCAAGTCAATGGTATAGTAGCGGAGGTAACTTTCTAATGTGTACACCAACAGCAGCAGCTATAGCTTCGGTAGCAGGTACAGCAATACAAATTAAAGGTGCAAAAGAGTCGGGCAAAATTGGTGCTCAAATGGCTGAAGCAAATGCCAAACAAGCTTTGATAGATGTTGAACAAAATAAATTAGAAATTGCACAGTTTAATAATGATAGAAACAAACAGTTAGAAGATGATTTGGATACTGCACAAGCTTTCTTTGCTTTTAGTGGAAGAGATATGGATGCTTCAATACAAGCATATCAAGACAATGAAAGAGATGTTGCTTATACAGATATAGAAAGAGGAACAACACGATCTCTTGTTGCTCAAGGTCAGGCTGTAGGTCAAGCTCAACAAGGTATTTTTGATGCTAAGAATGAACGACGAACTGCTTCTTTAAAAGCAGCAGGTTATTTAGCCCAAGGTGCGTATGGGCTTTCTACAATTATAGGATAGTAATATGTCTGCTAATAGGTTTATTAAAAAATCAACAGTCAGTGTAAGAAATTCACCAGTAAGCACATTTCGTTTTAATGCTGCTTCTGGTAAAAGATTTGCTAATGAGATTGAACAGCAAGGTAGTATTTTACAAAAAACAGCCCTTGTAGAAGGAGAAAAGATAGCAAAAAAGAATGCTAAAGAAATTGCTATGGGTCTTGATTCAAGTAAAATTATTACAACAGATGATGAAGGTAAACCCATTGCATTGCAAATGGATTTAGGTCTTGGTTCTATTGGTCGTGAAACATTTCAATCTGCTATAGATCAGCGTTATGTACAAGAATGGGATAAGAAACTTAAATTAAAAGCTAATGAAATATACAACAGTTCATTATTAGAAGAACATCCTAATGCTGTATTCAAAACTAGAATGTCTACGTTTATAGAAGAACACGTAAACTCTGTTGAAGATTCTTTTTATAATGGAATTGTTAAAAACATTGGTTCAGAATATCAAGCTGAGTATTCACAGAAATATCAGATTAATAAAGTACAACGACAAATACAAGATATTACTCTTACTAAAACAGAAGCTGTAGAAGAAGCAGGTCGTGCTTATTTAGATAGTGTAAGATCATTTGGTATTAATCATCCAAGAACCATTGAACAAAAACAATTTCTTGAAACAAGACAAAATGATCCTCTATATGAAAGACTTGCTAGTCCTGCTGAAAGATTAACAATAAAAAATCAAAATAAAATAAACTTAGCAGGGCTAGCTCACGAAAAAATTATACAGTATATTACATCAGGTAGATTTACTGACCAAAAAATGAAGTCATTACATCAATCTTTAGGAATATATTCAGAATCAAATATTGATATTAAAAAATTAAAAAAAGAACACCCAGAAATAGCTAATGAAATAAGAACATTATATGCAAACACAGATGACATTGGTTTTAAAAATGAAAGAGATAAATTACAAAATGCTTCTGGTGGATTAATAACTGCTGCTTCTAATAAATTTATTACAGCTTCTAATCTTGAAGTTCAATCAACAGAAATAAAATTAAGAGAAGAATCTATTATTAGCGAAGGTCAGCTTAATAATAAAATAAATGTTTTATTCAATGAAACAAGAAATACTATAACTCAATTAGCAAAATCAGGAGACTTTGATGCTATTGATAAACAAAAAGAAATTTATAAAACACAATTAGCAACTCTTACAAAAAGTTTTCTTGAGTTTTCTGTTGTTGGCTCAAGTGTTAGAAAGCTTGCTCCTGACAAAGCTAGACTTCTATTGGAAAAAGAACAATCAAATAAAAATATAGTATTAAAAAACCTTAACATTGAAAATACAAGAAATATTGATAGACAATTTGAAAATCTTAAACTGCAAGGAAAGCTTGAGTATCATTTAAGTAATCAAGAACTTGGAACTTTATATGAAGGATTTACAAATGATTATTTAACATATTTACAAACTGGTGAAGAAAAATTTAAAGGTAATTTACCAGATGATTTAATAACATCTATTGATTTAATTCGTAATGGAGATCATTGGGTAAAGCATCAAGATCAAATTATTAAAGATCAAACAGAGTATTTTTCAAAGCGTGAACAAAAAATAAAAGAAGCAGAAATAAATCATACAAGTCAAAGAACTAAAGAATTTAATGAAGAACAAAATGAATTATTACAATTAACTGTAGGTATTGCTACAAATACTTTTACTGATGACATGGAAGATTTACCACCAGAACTTACAGCAGGTAAAAGTTTATCTGAGGCTCGTCTTGATACTGTTAATAGTCATCTTGATTTAATGTTTGAGCAAATGGATTCTTTTGCTAGTTTGTCTACAACAAGTAATGAATATAAAGAAAGTTTAGAAAAAACAAAATCATTGTTAAAAGATAGTCTATATCAAGAAGTATTTAATTCTTATGTTTCTAATATTGATGGAACAACTCAAGAAGGATTAAATCAATTAATAAATTTACAAGGATATTTTGAAGATGGTTCTGCATTTAAGAAAACAAAGTTATTAGATAATAATAATTTATCAGCTGTTGAAAATATCTATAATGAAATAAGTGAAACAACTCAAACAGAATTTATTAAAAAAGTAGAACAATCTATAGCAAGTTCTGTACAAAACTCTGCTCCTTCTCAAGCTGAAATTAATCAAGAAAATGCTGTAGAAAGTATTTTGCGTGGTGGTGTATATAATCCAGATAAATTTCAAGAAAAAGCTATGCAAGATATGTTTGATAGTACTGGTTCTAATTTAACTGATGATTGGAGCAATAAAACTTTTACAGAACTTTCTCAAATTTCTACAATGCTTAAACAAAACTTTGTACCTAAACAAATAATAGGTCAATTAGATAATTTTGTTAATAATAGTTTATCGCCAGAACAATCAATAAGAGTTTTTGAAAACTTACAAAAACTTACATCTCATATTGGAGATCAAGGAAGTCCATTTAATGTTGAAATTAATAAAATATTTGCTAATCAAAGCCAATCAGATTTAGCAACTGATATTGAAACAATTTTAATTGGAGCTAATGTTTTAAAAATTCCTACAGAAGAGATACCAAAATTTATAAGTGACTATAGTAATTTTAATTTAAAAGGTGATGATAATTTACAATTTAAAAATAAAGAAACTTATAAAGAAATTTACGATCAAGTACGTTTAGGACTATCTAAAGGAAGATTGTTTGAGTCTCAAATAGATCAAGCATTAGGAGCAAAAGCTTCTAATTTTATTATAGAACGATTATCTAATTTAGTTTTAAATGCTGAAACTATGAAAGGAGATAGTGAATATAGTTTAGGAACTAAACGTATTCAAAAATTAGTTATTAAAGGATTAATAGATAGAGTAAATTCTGAGTTTGCACCAAACAATCCATCAGAAGCTTTAATAACTGGACAAGTAAAAAATACATATAGCAATAATAATGTTATGGCTACATTCCCTGAAAAAGAAAAACAAAAAAGTTTTTTTAGAACTATGAGTTCTGAACTAGGTTCAATGGTAAAACCTATGGATTCAAATAAAAAATATGTTTTAGCAGAAGATTTTGAACAAACTATGAGAGTATTTGATGCAGGTACAGATAAAGAAAAATATAGGAATAGTCATATCCCTGTTTATATAACTCCTAATTTTATGGTAAATGGTAGATACCCTATGTTTATGGCTATGATGCAAGACAAAAATAATAATTTAGTACCTGTAATAGCTAAACATTTATTAGGAGAGCAAGAAGGTGAAAATGGATATGTTACTTGGGATAGTGAAAATTGGGATAGACAATGGAATGTTGCTACAGCAGGTGGAGTAAATGATTTTAGCCAATCATGGGATGTCAACGCAAATAAATTTATTGAAAATTATGCTCTTGCAGGAACATTAAGTGGGAATGAATTTAATATTAGTGCAGAAAAAGGTTATTCATACCCAACAGATAGAGATAATTAATGGATAATATTGCTAATAAAAAATATGCTTCTTATCTCCCTAGCAACTTTCAGTATGAGTTTCAACAGCAACGAGCTACGTTTGATGAAACAACAGACGCTATGTTTGGCTATAGCTACGATGGAACAGTTAAAAAAATAGAAGAAATGTTTCGTTGGAACATTCCGCATTATTTTAAAAACAATCCTAATCCACCTTTAGGTTTTGGTGCAGGTGTTAGTTATGCTAATGATGATTATGTTCAACCAACAGGTTTAAATATTCCTCCTGATAATGGTTATGACCCATACGAAGATATGGGAGATAATTATAGAGGTCATCATCAATTTCTTAGTGGTGCTATTAATTCTGAGCATATGATTTTTTTAAAAAATAGAATTGATAGAAGCAAACAATTCAGAGAAACATTAGCAAATTCAAGTATGTTAAATATGTTTGCAGCAGGTTTCTTTGATCCTATTAATTTAATTGCATTGCCTTTTGGTGGTCCTACTATTGGAATAGGTCGTTCTGCTTTGCGAGTTGGGGCAGGTGTTGCAACTATTACTGCTGCTCAAGAAGCATTTAGAGCACCCACTGATCCTTTAAATGAACCAATAGAAACTGTTTTTAATATTGGTGCTTCTGCTTTAGGTGGGGCTTTATTTGGTGGATTGTTAGGAATACTTCCTACTCGTAGATTCCAAGCTGCTGAAAAGTTTAGTAAAGATGCTGATGATCTTATGGTAAACTTTGGAGGATTTACTGTAGCTGAGTATCAAGCTATGGACAGGTCTGTATTTGCAAATGTTTCTTCTAAAGATTTAGTAAAAAAAATGAATGAGTTGGATTTGCAAAAACAAAAACTTGCAGATGAAGAACAAATCTTGCGTTCTTCTATACGACCTGAGAGTGGCAAGGCTGTTATTGATGATGCTAATTATGGTAAATTACAAACTATTCAAAAACAAATAGAAGATTTAGGACCAGAAATAAGATCAACAAAACTCGAAGTAGGATTTAGAAGGGCTGATGCAGTTCAAAAAGGTGAGATAGATATTGATATACAAAGCGGTGTTGTCGGTAATTCTTTACTGTATAAGCTATTTCCTACGCCCTATCGAAGAATGTTAATGGGCAATGCTACAAATAAAGCTAAACTTAATTTTATAGAATCATTTGCAGATAATGGATTTATGAATACTTTAAATGAAATGGGTATAGCTGCTAAAAATTCTGTTTACTCAAGATCACAAACAAGAATGGGTGATTATTATGATGTTCTTATTAATTTACAATCAGATCATGTTGCTCATGCAGGAAAAAAATTAGATAAAGTTTTTCATTATAATATTACTGATACAGTACAAAGGATGAAGAATAAAAGAGATGCGTCTATTCCAGATGATTTATTAGAAAGAGCAAATACACCTGCAAAACTTACATTAGAAGATTATGCAGTTATAGCAAACTATCATAGAATAAACAAAACTCCTTTAAGCGAACTATCAGAATCTATGACACGTTCTGTTAGAAAGATGGATGATTATTTTAATACTTGGAAAACTGATTTGGTTGATGTTGGTTTGTTAGGTACAAAGAAAAAGTTTGATGAAAGATTATTAGTTGCAGAAAAACAACTAGCTGATTTAGATGCACAGTTAAAAATAAATAAACAAAAGCTTGCTAATAAACTTGGTGATAGAAAGCTTTATGAATGGGTAAGCATACAACAAGAAAGACAAACAGCATTAAGAGAAGAAGTAGGTATATTAAAGTTTAATTCAGAAAGTGCTGCTGATGATATAGGAGAAGATGTGTTCTTTCCTCGATATTGGGATAAAAAAGCAATACAAAAAAATCGTTCTGAGTTAGAAAAAATATTAGAAGAACATTACACATCAAATCCTTATGTATATAAATGGAATCCTAAAGCTAAAACATGGGAACAAGAACAGTTATCTATTGATGCAAATGCAATAGCAGGTCGAGCTAAAAAAACTGTTAGTGACCTTTTAAATGAAGATGATGTTTCAGATTTTAATAATATGTATTTTGGTAAAGGTGTATCTAAACATTTAAAACATAGATCATTAGATATTTCTAACGATAAAGTATTTAAGTTTATTCAAAGTGATCCTCTTAAAGTTATGAAAGCATATCAATCAAGAGTTGCCCCTATATATGAGTACACAAAATATAATAATGGTAAAAATGTTGATGAAGTTATTTATGAATTAAAAGAGGATATGTTTAAAAGTGGTATGTCTATTAAAGACATAAATAAAACTATGCGAGATTACATACATATGTATGATCGTGTTATTGGAACTGTAATTCGTAATCCAGATAGATTGGATTTTAGATTTGCAAATACAATTAGAAACTTAGCTCAAGTTAGTTATCTTGGTCATGCTTTGTTTGCAACTGTATCTGAACCTGCAAAACTATTTCACGATCATAATTGGAAAGATGTATTTCGTGGATTTGCTACACAGATAGATGCAGCAACAGGTGATACTATGGCTAAGATGTCTAGGGAAGAAATACATTTAGCAGGTGAAGCATTAGATATTGTTTTGCAATCAAGTCATCTTAGATTTATGGATGACTTAAAAGCTAATCCTTTAGACAATAGTAGATGGGATAAAATTAAAGATACATTCTTTATGGTTAATGGTTTAGCTCCAGTAACAACAGCTTTGAAACAAATTGATGGAATAGTGCGTCAGCATTCTTTGATTCTTTATTCTAAGAATCTTGTAGCAGGTACAGCTACAGATATGGAAACTAAATTCTTAGCACGATATGGTATTGATTTGCCAATGGCTTTAAAAATATCTCAGACTCCTCATGAAAAAACTGCCAGGGGTTTATTCTTTGCTAATACAAAAGAATGGGAAAATTACAAATCATTTCCAACTATAATGCACAAAGAAACAAATAAACCTTTTGAATTTATTTATTCTAATAGAGAAGAACCAGAATGGCCTAAGAACAAAACACGTTCTGCTTTTATACAAAGAAAGACAGGTAAAATATTTATAGATAAAGAAGGTGTTTATGATGATTTTGCTAGAAAAGCTTGGACAGAACCAAAAGCAAAAGGTGTAAAAGCATTAGCAGAAGATGCGTTTAAAACAAAAGAAGAGTATCTTAACTTTGTAAAAATGCACGAAATTATGCACGCTAAACACGCTGATATAAGAAGTGAACAAAAAATAAATGAACTTGCTTTAGCTGAATTAAAAAAACAAGTAGATATAGATCAAGAAGTTGTTACTACATTTAGAACAGCTATGAATAGTGGAACTTTAAATACAATATTAATGGGTACACCTGCTGATAAACCTATTATTAATGATGGAGTTGCTTACATTCCTATGAGTGTTGCCAGAGGTTTTGGCATGGCAGAAGATGCTAGAGTTAAAGGATATGCTCGTATTGAAAGTGGTTTAATGGGATTACCGTTTCAGTTCTACAGCTATTCTTTAGCTGCTGTATCAAAGATAAGTGGTTCATTTTTACAAGGTCAAGTTAAGAACAGAGGTACAGCATTAATAGCTCCAATGTTATTAGCTTACATGGGTTTAAAAATGAGAACAAATGAATACACATGGGATAAAATGTCTTATGAAGATAGATTTGCACGTTCTTTTGATTACTCAGGACTTGCTTCTATGCACTCTGCTTTATTCTACGAAGCTTTACATACATCAATGGCTATGGGTGGACCAGATATAAGTAATGGTATGTTAAGACCAAAGTATAATGTAACAGAAGATGGTGCTGCTGAAACTGTTATAGGGCTTGGTGGGGCAGGACCAAGCATATTTTGGGATTATACTACAAATGGATTTACACTTGCCACAGGTAAAGAAATTGACTACACAAATGGTGTGATGCAATATATAAATGGTGATCGTGGTGCAGCAGGGAAACAAATTATACGAAATTTGCCATTTGCATACTTGCCTTATACAGAAGGAATGGCAAGAGAACTAGGAAATTTACTAGATGATAGATTGGATTAAGCTATGACAATAAGCACATCAGATAACACCCCCCGAATATCGTATTCAGTATCAGAAGGGGCAAGTCAATCATCTTTCGCAGTACCATTTGAATTTTTTGCAGATGCAGATTTAAATGTTTATCTTGATGGTACTCTCAAAACAATCTCTACGCACTACTCAGTATCAGGTGGATCAGGAACTACTGGCTCTATATCAATGTCGGTTACTGGTGCAAGTGGTGGATCAACTGTAATTATTACCAGAGGCATAGCTTTAGATAGAACAACTGACTTTCCAACATCAGGTTCGTTTGCCATTGGTACATTAAACACTGAGCTTGATAGATTTGTAGCTATACAAGCTGACCTCAACGATACCATTACACGTTCTGTTCGTTTGCAAGATGAAGATACAGCCGTAAGTATGGAGTTGCCGTTGAAGGCTGATCGTGTTGGAGCAGTGTTAGGCTTTAATGCAAGCACTGGTGCAGCAGAAGCAGGTCCAAAAATTACAGCTGTCCAATCTTTATCAGGAATAACAACATCTGTTAATTTATTAGGTACAGCAGCCGTCGTAGAAGACATGGGCTTACTGGCTACATCCGCAGTTATTGAGGATATGGGGTTATTAGCTACGTCAGCTAACGTCACAGCTATGGGATTGCTTGGAGTAAGCGGTGTTATAACCGACATGGGGATTTTAGGTACAGCAGCTATAGTAGAAGATATGGGGATTCTCGGTACATCTGCGAATGTAACCGCCATGGGTCTTCTCGGTACAGCAGCCGTTGTTGAGGACATGGGACTGTTGAGTGCTTCTGCCGTTATTACTGATATGGATTTATTAGCAACGAGTGCAAACGTAACGGCAATGGGAGTGCTAGGTACATCTGCGAATGTAACAGCGATGGCTGCATTAAGTGCTTCAGCAGTCGTAGCAGATATGGCTTTATTAGGAACAACAGATGTAATTGCAGATATGGCTTTGCTTGCCAATTCGGATGTAATATCTGACCTAAATACACTAGCGACATCTGACATTGTTTCTGACTTAAACACACTTGCTACTTCTGATATTGTAAGCGACATAAATACACTGGCAACAAGCGATATTGTAAGTGACTTAAACACGTTAGCTACATCTGATATTGTAACTGATATTAATTTATTGGCAACATCTGCGATTGTTGAAGATTTAAATTTATTGGCTACATCTGATGTAATTGCTGACATGGCTGCCCTCGCAGGGTCAGGTGCAAACCCAAATATAACATCTGTTACTGCAAGCGGTGCAATAACAGCAGGGTCATTTGTAATAGGCAGTGCTGACATCAATGAAAATGATTTGGAATCAATAGACGGTATTACAGCAGGTACAATAGCAGCCAGTAAAGCAGCAGTCGTAGATGCTAACAAAGACATAACTGGATTTAGAAATATAACTCTTACAGGTGAGCTAGATGCAGGGTCGCTTGATATATCTGGCGATATAGACGTAGACGGTACAGCCAACCTAGACGTAGTGGACATTGATGGTGCTGTAAACATGGCAACGACTGCCCTCGTAACAGGCGTCCTGACCACCACGGCTGCAACTGTGTTTAATGGTGGGTTTGCTGCTAATGATGGTTCAACAATTACAACTGCTGATAACACTGCACAGCTTACACTTATATCTACAGATGCAGATGCAAACGCAGGTCCTAACTTACGAATGCAAAGAGATTCTGCAAGTCCTGCTGATAATGACTTATTAGGTAAAATTACTTTTGTTGGAGATGATGATGGTGGTAACGAAGTTGATTTTGCAACTATTAATATAAGAGCAAAAGATGTTAGTGATGGTGGTGAGGATGGAGAATTTGATATTAGCACAATGGTTGCAGGAACTTCTCGTTCAAGAATAAGACTAGATGGTACAGAAACTATTTTTAATGAAAACTCTGTAGACGTAGACTTCCGTGTTGAGTCAAACAATTTTACTCATGCTTTGTTTGTGCAAGGGTCTGATGGGAATGTGGGTATAAACAAATCAGTTCCTGTCGCCCCTTTACACGTTGTAAGTTCTGATAATCAGAGTGGAAAAATTAGGCTTGGTGGAGATGGTACGTATTATTCAGAGCTTTTTTGGCATTATTCTGCAAGTATATTGGAGATAAACACTGTCGGTGCGGGTCAAATTGTTTTTTCTACAGGTAATAATGCAGAAGCCGTGCGTATCGACAGCAGCGGTGACGTACTTATAAGTAAGACGAGCGTAGATACAACAACAGATGGTCTTGTTCTGCGGGAGCGTGGTCAAGTTTATGCTACGAGCGACGGCAATACCCCAGTAATTCTGAATAGGAAAAGTTCAGACGGCGACATTGTTCAGGTCCGCAAAGACAACACCACGGTGGGGAGTATTGGGACATTAGGCAACCGTATGTCCGTAGGCACTGGTGATGTAGGCTTGTTCTTCAATGACCAAACAGACCAAATACAGCCAATTAATACCACTACTAATGCACCTCGTGATAACGCAATAACTCTGGGAGCCACAGATAGACGTTTCCTAAACCTCTACCTCTCAGGCGGTGTTTTTCTTGGCGGTACTGGTGACGCAAATAAGTTGGACGACTATGAAGAAGGTCTACATACAGCCACACTAACAATGGGTTCTGGTACGGCTGCTTTAAGTTCAAATAGAATGGGCTACATAAAAACTGGAGCGAGTGTAACTGTTTTTGGCGAACTTGTTGTTGGTTCTATTTCAAGTCCTTCTGGTGGAACAAAATTAAGTTTACCTTTCGCAACAGCAGTTGCAACAGCAGGTCAAACAGGTAACAGAGAGCATTTTGCAGGAACAGCTATTGTGTCGTACAACACACCTTTTTCTGCAAATAATGCTCCAGTTTTATTAGCTAACGAACACAATGTAGCAAGTTGTCAAATAGTTTATATGGCAGATGACAGTGGGTTTAGTGCATATACTCCTGCTACAGGAGATACTTTTTACATAAGTTTTACTTATTTTACATCAGTTTAAAGGAGATTAAAAAATGGCAAATGGTGATATTACAAAATCTTTAGAGTTTGGAAAGATAGAGGTGGCAGGTTCTTGGAATATACAAGTTCGCCAAGATACGATTATCTTAGAAGAACAGGCAGACGGTTCTAAAAACGAATTAAGCAGAGCATACAATAGATGGACCTTAATGCCATTTAATTCTGCAAAAGATAGTGATGGAAAGTGGACACATACAGCTACAGACATATCAGGTGAGGACGCAACAGTGCAAGCCATAGCTAATGCAGCATGGACTGACTCAGTTAAGACAGCGTTTAAAGCAGCACAGGAAGCATAGGAGAAACAAATGGCAATATCATACACTTGGAATATACAAACCGTTGACCGAACAATCGCAACAGGTGGTATCAACACAATACATTGGCGGTGTAATGCAGTTGACGGTGACCACTCAGCAAGTAGCTACGGCACAGTTGGCTGCACACCTGACCCAGATGCTTCTGACTTCATTGCTTATGCTGATGTAACTGAAGCGAATTGCATAGCTTGGGTGCAAGCGGATGTTGGCAAAGACGATACTGAGTCTGGGCTTGCTTCACAGATAGCAACATTAAAAACACCAATCACAGGGAGTGGAACACCATGGTAGATAAAGCAAATGTAATTAGCATCAACGGCACAGATCACGATGTTGACACTATGTCGAATGAACAAAAGCATATTATCAACCAGATTAAGGTATGTCAGGCGAAAGCTAATAGTTTAAAAGCGGAACTGCAAATCTTTGAGGTTAGCTTGCAAGGTTTTACAAATGCACTTATCAAAAGCGTAGAGCCAGAAGCTGAAGTAGTTGAAGAGGCTACTGCAAGCTAATGAAAGTGCTTGAGCTAAAGGCTGCGTTAGACACACACAAGGCTGTCAGTGAAGAGAGGTGGCTAGAGATTATTAGCCGTGTCAAAAGGCTTGAGATGGTGTTGATTGGCAGTGCAGGTACAACAATAGTATTACTTCTTAGCTTGGTAATTAAAGGTTAAAGAATGGAACCAATTTCTGCTGCCCTCTTAGCTTTCGGTGCTATTAAAAAAGGAATTAGTTTAGGTAAAGACCTTTCGGCTATGTCGAAGGATGTTAATAATCTTTTTTCTTTTATTGATGGAACTAAAGAGGCACAGAAAACTGGTAATAAAAATGATCCGTTGTCTGATTACATAGCTTATGAAAAAGCTTTGGACATGGAGAAACAATTAGAACAAATCATCTGGGAAACAAGAGGCTCAAAGGGAGTGTCTAAGTTTAAACAGATGAGAGCACAGGCAGCTACAAAAGATCGTGAATCTAAATACGCTGCTGTTGCTAGGAAGAATAAGATATTAAATATATTTTCAATCTTATTAGGTATTTCAATTACAATTGGTGGTGGGGCAGCACTTATCTGGGCAGCCATTGAGTTTAAGCCGTAAACAAATTATAGTTTTTACAATTATTTTATTAGCTTTATCTTATTATGATGCAATAACTTTTGAACCTCATTGGATGTTAATTAAATGACACCAGAATATTTAGACAAGTGGAGAATTATACCTAGACTTATTATGTTGGCTCTTATTGTTATGACATTTAGAGTTATCGAATGGTTTATTTCTTTGCCTGATCCCTCACTTGAGCAAGCAGCATTGCCATCTGTTATGACAGGTGCATTAACTGGTGCGTTTGCTGTATTTCTAGGAAGTGGAAAAAAAGAATGAGTATTGTTGCAAATCTAATTGGTCCTGTTACTGGTCTGCTTGATAAGTTTGTAGAAGATAAGGATCAGAAAGCCAAGCTTGCCCATGAGTTAGCAACGATGGCTGATAGTCATGCACAACAGTTGGCTCTTGCACAAGTGCAGGTGAACTTAGCAGAAGCACAATCTGGTTCTGTGTTTAAAGGTGGGTGGCGACCATTTGTAGGGTGGGTGTGTGGCATTGCACTTTTGTATCATTTTATTTTAACTCCGTGTATCTTGTTTGGTGTGGCTTTGTCAGGTATAGATATACCACCATTGCCTGAGTTTGACATGAGCAGTTTACTAACTGTGTTGATGGGAATGCTTGGGCTAGGTGGACTACGCACGTTTGAAAAAACCAAGGGAGTGACGAAATGAATATTGATAAGCTAAGAAGACAGCTTGAGATTGATGAAGGTGTTAAGTATGAAGTGTACCTAGATCATTTAAAATTAAAAACTTTTGGAATTGGGCATTTGGTCTTGGATAAAGACCCAGAATCTAAGATGGAAGTTGGTGATCGTGTACCTGAGAACAGAGTAAACGAAGCTTTTGATAAAGACATTCAGTCTGTGATTGATGATTGTCAAAGATTGTATTCTAACTTCAACGCTTTGCCAGAGGAATGCAAACAGATTACAGCAAACATGATGTTTAATATGGGCTTGCCAAAAATGAAAGCGTTTAAGAAGATGAATGCAGCTATAGAAGAGGGTGATTATTCTAAAGCTGCAACAGAAATGGTTGACAGTAAGTGGTACAAGACTGTTACCAATAGGGCTGATCGTCTTGTACAAAGGATGAAGATGGTTAGCTAAATTTGATCCTCCCCATTTTTAGCTAGAAACCACCGACTTGAGCTTTGGGTTGCTCCGTCGGTGGTTTTTAAATTCTTTATATGTCATTGTATATTGTGCAGTCGGGTGAGATATATATTCATTATAAGAATTTTTAAATATGTTATTCATTTTTACTCTGTTCTTACCTTTTGCAGAGTTTAATTCACGACTTATTTTATTATGATATTTCATTATTATGCTCCAAAAAAAAGGGACAAGACCATCCTGTGAAGTAGCAGCCTTGCCCCCAAGTGAGGCAGTATGAGATTAGCGTTTGGAGAACACTCTCAGCCTCGCTAAAACGGTATCTCATCTCCAAGATTATTGCCAGTAGAAACTTGTTGCCCACCATTATCTTGTTTTTCTGAAACAGTTATACTTAAGTATTTATTACCTGTGTTTTCTTGGACACGTTTCCAAGCAGCAAGTTTCATCTCACCTCCTAGATTATCTTGCAATGTACCTGTGTAGTTTGGTGCTTTCTCATTGTCACTTTGATTGTCAAACATAATACCAATCTCTTGATACACTCTGATAATTTTTTTACCATTCTTTGTTTCACCTGAGATGTAAGCACATTGTTTTTCTATACCTTGTACATCGAGCTTACCAGATAAGATAAACTTCTGGTCTGGAAAGGGTGCGAATGCAGCACCTTTGTTTGTGTTGTCGTAGTCTGACATTTTATTTTTCCTTCTTATTAAAAGTTCCATTAAGCATTTCATCAACTGCATTCATAGGAATACAATGTCTTTTACCAATTTTAAAACTTGGTATTTCACCTGTACTGCACATTCGCCAAACATGAGTTATACTTATTCCCATCATTTCTGAAAACTCTCTCATGCTTACTGCTTTTTTCTCAACATCTTGCATTAAAATGCCTCCTCTTTCTTTGGTGGGATTGGTAGGTTCTTACGTGGTTGTGTTGATGCCTCGTTAGCATCATCATCTTCGGGTGCTATACCTGCCATCTGCAATGCACCATATCGTCTGGCATATGTGATAGCTGAACCCAAGCCCTGCATAGTTTGCTTGTCTAAGACTAGGTACACTTTGGTTGTATAGGATTCACCTGTTACATGATGAAGTATAGTCATAACAAAGTCACCGTATTCATCACGACCTGATGGTTGTGATAGAGCAAAGCCATTGTCATTGAATGGTTTCATGCAAGCTTCAAGGACATTGCCCAGGTCTGCATACTGACTTCTGAAATGTGGGTTGCTTGCATTCTTTAATGCCTTGCCCATTTCTGTCTGTGCTTTTACATAACACTCGATTGCTGTTTGCTTTTCTACTTTGGTTGCCATCTTAGTTCTCCTTTTTTGATGGTGTGATTCTTAAAGAGCCTCGCTTATCTCTGCTGATAGTAAGTACATCTGAGTAAACTTCTCTCTCGTTTGCAGCTACCAATTCCTTGAGCATTTTTTTGTATGCGTCATGAGACTTGGCATCATTCATAGTTGCCATGAAGTCATGGGCAATACTAATGAATTGGTTATCGGCACTTGCATCTCTGCGTACCATGTCATCGACTGGTATCTTGTCTATGTTTGCAGCAGGTGGTGCGCCATCTGTAGGTGCAGTGTCATCTTCTACACAATTCCAAAACGCTTTGATTGCTTCGTTCATGTGTCGTACATAGTTTTTGTCATATGATACTGACTTGCATTCCCATCGCCTGTTGCCAAAGATGTTAGCAAAGTAACATCGCTCTACTTTTGATACATACATATAGAATTGTAGCTGTGGCATATACCGAATGAGTTGGTTGCTCATGGTGTTGCTTTCGTAGGTGTGCTTGCATTCTACTATAGCATCTGGAATACGAGCATCGACTGTACCTTTGTATGGTACACCATTGCAATCTGTTTCATAGGTAGCTTGCTCTATTACAGTACCAACTGGGCCTTGTGTTTCTATTCCGTATTCAGAATAAAACTTTTTGATGTTTAATGATTCAGTAGCAATACCTATCTGTACTGCTAGGTTGTCAGACAAATCATCTGGTTCTTTGCGACTTGTTTTTTCAGCCCAAAGGTCATACCAATTACCTGTCATGATTCTTGTGGCATCACTGCCACCGATAAAGCCTAATCTATTCATAAGTGTTCTCCCTTCATATAGAATAGCGGAATGTCTGGTCGAGGTAAAGGTTTTTCTTCATAATAATGAAACTGTTTGAAGCATCTTTCATCACCATACTTTACGTTCTCGACCTCATAAATTACTTTGGCATACGATGTACATTGCTCAAGCGTTGCAAACTGCATGACAAATAAGAAACCATATGTAACCACCTCCATTATTTTTTCTTTCTTGCTAGTTTTAATATCTCAGCACTCTTCTTTGTTGGAGGATTGCCTCTGGTCCAACACTCTACAATCTCAATCATTGTTGTCATGTCGTGCTGCACTGCTAACTTTGGGTGATGCCCTTGTGCCCACATGATTAGCCCTTCAGCTAAGTAGGTAGGCATTGCTTTGAGATCACTCTCTGTTAATTTTATTTCCATTAGGATAACCTTTCTTTTTTTTAATTAATCTAACCCTTGTTCTACAGCAAACTTGTCGTTTTCTTCTGCATCAAAACGTTCTTCTTCACGATCTAATGCAAACAAAAATTGTTTGCGTGCTTCGTATCGCCATAATATATGTTTGTAAAATACAGAATAACTAGGAAAATATCTTTCTGTTTTCTGCACTTCATCAATAGCTTTGAGTACAATATCAACAGGATAATTTTGTAGTTGTGTAGCTGTACTATTGATTCTTACTTCTAAGTCTTCTGGGCTATCGCCAAACTGCCTCTGTACGAGCGTAGAAAGCATCAGGAGGCGTTGTTTTATGTCTGAGATAGGCAACCCTACCAATGTCATATAAACTTTAGTGTATGCCTTATTTAAATTATCACGATCTTTACAGGTAATTGTATACCTAGATATATCTCCAATGCGACCAAGCTTAGGTTTTATTTCAATGTTTGATTCGGTTAGCGATTGTATGGAAGTAAGAAGGTCTGTTTGTGTTTGATCTGGGTTGGTTCGTTTGGTTAGGTAAGCCTGTGCTTTTTTGATTTGATTCCCATCTAACTTTGTTCCTAATCCAAGTTCGGTAAGCCCCATCGAAGATGGCAAGGAGTGAGCCTTGGGCTTGGTGGTAATCAATGAACTTATCTGCTTCATCTGCGTAATCCATTTCTCCATACATATCGTACAGTTTATCGAGCGTAGTCTGCTTGGGTTGATAGTCATCTGGTACAGGGTAGCGTGGTAACTCTTTACGCTTTGCCATGTGTCATCTCCCTATAATTCTTTTGAACTAGATACTCGAATAAATAAATATAAAGGCTTTTGTTTAATTTATATTTTTTATATTCTTTGCTGTTTGCAACTGTATTACCATGTTCATCTGTACACTCTTGATAAGCATCATAAAGATCATTTTCATATTGACTTATTGCATCTAATAGATGTTGATATTGAGTCTCAGTAAGTTTTGGTGTGTAGTATTTAGCCATGTGTGTTCTCCATAAATTATTAATCAAATATATTTACAAGCCATGTCATCAATTTCAACAGGAATTCTGCTTTTTAAATTATCTAAAACTTCTGTCATTGCATTAATTGCATCAACTGTTCTATTAACAGACTCAATATATTCACGTTTCCTTGCAAGAGGTAACGCATTCCATCTATTCAAATTTCGTATTATTATTTGTTCTTCTTTTTCAGCATGGAATCTATATTTTACTTCTTGTTTACACGTAAGCCATGTTACATTTTTTTTACATTCTGGTTGTCTTTTAAACCATAAGTCTCGTACTTCGTGATAGTCTTTTGTTTCTTCGTCATCTAAAATAGGTGTTAAGCTTGGTATTTTTTTAGTCATTTGTTTTCTCCATAAATTTTTCAAAAGATTCTTGTGTAAATATTACAAGCACCTGTGATTCGTTATCGACTTTGTGTCTGCGTTTAAACAGAACTATGTCCTTGTTTTTAAACAAAGAAAAGGGGCTAGGGAATGTGGATTTATCTCTATACTTTACCTCGCAAATAAATCTTTGATCGTTGTGATTGATTAAAAGATCACCGATGTATTCACCACCCAAAGCACCAGACATAGGCTGACGTTTGACTGTCATGCCTATTTTTTTGAGCCACGTTTCAAACCACTTCTCGTGGTAGATTCCCTTGTTGCGATTCTTATTTGCCATGTATCTTTCTCCCAACAGTCGAGACAAATTGTTTGGTACACAGGTGGCTTCATATCCACCTGCATATCAAGCCAATAGATTGAGCGTGATCCACACGCATAACATTCTCTGACCTTATCGTTCATTGAAATACTTCTTGAATGCAGCTATGATTGCTTGCTCTATGTCATGCTCAGTCATACTGATTCTTCTTCTGGCATAAGTTTAAATTTATATAATCCATTGCCAAAGTATTGTCTGTCAACAATGCGACCACCAAACTTTTCTTTACGTAGGTTTCGTATCTGTGCAGATACACTATTCTCTGGGTAACAAAACCAATCGGCTACCTCTTGGACTGTTAAGTAATCACGACCTTCCATATACATTCTTATTTTATCACGCTGTTTCGTTAAGCGTTCTTTATCACGTGCAGAATCATAATCATCGCCATCAAATTCAGCTGTATGAGACATTGGGTTCCTCCTTTATAAAGGTTTCGGGTAAAGCGTAGATTGTAATATCATAACGCTGCTTGGTATTTGGAGGTGGCATTAACTTAACCACATCCCCTCGTTTAACAGCATGATAAAGTTTAGAACGTACACTTGAAGCAGGTTCTTTTAATAACTTTGCAATTTGTTTTGCTGTTAAGCTATTGTATTGATTGAGTATAGTTACAATACGATGGTCTTTACGACCTTGGTTTCCGTTTAAGTATGCACCAAAGTGTGTGCCTTGGTCGGCAGGGAGTGGTAACTTTCTCAGTCCTTTCTTAAACCGTTCCCTTTCTATCTCTGTCGACCATTGGTTAAACTTTTCTGCAATCATATTAACATACTCAGTTGGTAGTTTCTTAATTATATTCTGAGTTTCGTTGCTGTAATAGGATTGGTAGTACTGCTCAAGTATCATGGGTGTGTGTCTCCCTTGTTATATTTATATTTGGATTCCATCTCATTGATATGAGTTGAATAGAAACTTTCCCATTTGTTTATTGCAAGTGCAACTATTTTTTGCTTGGGAAATGAATCAGGAAATGCATGATCAGGTATGATAGAAACAAAAGCTTCGATAGCTTGAGGCGAATCAAGATTAGCAAGTGCAGTCTGCAATACAGCTACATTAATAGATACAGTTGGCACTTGTGATGCAATCTGTCTGATCTGTTCTAACAGTTTATCGTTCATTGGTATTGGCATAGTGTTCTCCTTTGCTATGCGGTTGGATAAATAGTGCCACAATATAGGGGGTTGTGGCACTAATGTCGTAGGTTAATTAATCGGATTTATTAACCTACGAGTTCTAAGTTGTTGGTTTTGCGTAGTAAAGCAGCGACCTGTGCATCTCTACGATCAGAAGCATTGATAAGTTTAGCTCCATCATTGAGAGTGGATTGTCGTGCATCACCTGTCTTATCGGGATGCGATGCCCAGAAGGTCAAAGCATTATATAAAGCCCACTTGTTATCTCCAAGCTCTTGAACTTGGTCACGATAGATACGCATAAGATTTTCCAACTTGCTTTTGTTGGTGTCATCTTTGTACTTGACTGTGTAGGTGTGCTTGTCTTTGCATAATTTATTCAAGACAATCTCTGCATCTTCAAATGCTATCCGTTCATTGCACCAGTTGTTGTACAAATCTTTGTTAGCTAAGAATGTATCTGCTCCCATTTGCATGGTGTTGATACCAATACCTGCATTGATATTCCCTTTGTGCTTCTGAGTTGTACCTGCAATCTTATCAACAGCAACCATACCATTCATACATAGGATACGTTTCTGATGTACGTTTGTTTGCAGTGACCACATACTATCGTATGCGTTGCGATACAAAGCAAACATACCTATGTCATCACCTACCTTTAGTGACTTAACATTGTATGTTTGATTGGGTAGCCATGCAGTCAGCTGTATCTTAGATGAATCATCTGCATGATTGATACGAAACTTTGCATCTTTATCTGTACGCTCGACAGCTTCCATCCATCTTGGTATTGCTTCACCGTGAGTTGCATCACCAATGGTATGTGTAGCTGTAGTGTTACAGATTCTTTTACCTGTTTCTTTATTGTAATAAGCCCATGAATCTGTGCTTGCTTCCTTAGTAATAGGATCAAGAAGTTCCCATTTAACTACGTTCGCATCCATTGCTTCTTTGATTCTTGGACTATTAATGACATCATTTAAAGATACATAGTCTTTAAACTGCCGATCAAAATTTGTAGGCATGATATTCATACTGTTCTCCTTTGGTATGAAAGTTTATGTTGAACTAGCTTACTTGTTAATAAAATAAAAATCAAATGAATTTTTTCTATAGCTTCTACCACCATTGATAATGTACACCGCATAATCCTACGAAGAAGAATACACAGATACACACCGCAATAATAATCTCCTCAGTCTGTCTGGTCATTGTTACCTCCATTGTTAATTGTATGTCCTTTTCTTACACTCACCACAGATGCGATGAGCATAAAAAAAGGACAGACTGTTAAGCCTGTCCTTGTGCCTCCTAAGAGGCTTTGAGGTGAGAGAAGTCTTTTGCAACAACTTTCTTTGCAGGTGCGTTATGCTCGTACTTTTTACCAAATGCTTCTTTGTAAAGTGCATTGAGAGTTGCAATAACTTCTAATTGCTTGCGGTAATTTACAAATGCGTCATGTGCATTATCACCATCTCTATTGTACTTAGTAGGATTAGTATCAGCTATACCATTTGTCTCATTATCTTGATGTATAGTCTGCATCCTATCATATCTCTGTTTAAGACCTTCAAATCGATCTGACTCGATAGTTTGATTCATAGCTCTGTGAGCATTGTAAGTTAAGTTGCGAACTTGTTGATTATATTCAAAAGGTGAGTAACCAGTAAGTATATCTTTGTAAGATGATGCGAGTGTATTAGACATTGTAAGTCTCCTAGTTGTGTTTAAATTAAGTCAGACGTATCTGACAAGGAGAGTTAGACACAGCTTCTTCGACCTCTTGGTCGCTTGTGTGACAGCAAGATTCACGAAGTGACGAGCAGGGCGAGCTTGATCTTGCGGTTACAAAGTAGGTGTGAGAGAACACGGATTGGCAGATATGTCTGAACTTATAACACAACTAGGTGACGCAACAGTGGCTAAGAAGCGAGTGTCTTCTGGAGAAGATATACTTACTGGTTGCTTGCCTTCCTGCGTTAAGATGCGTTAATACTACACTTGTTGCAAAGTTACGTCTTGACACGTGCTTTTGACATAGTCCATAAGGGGGGTAAGGGGGGATCTCTAGTATGAACCAATTAGTTAAGTTAACGGATAAACAGAGTAAGTTAGTTGATACACTCGTAGCGACAGGTTGTAGTATAACAGAAGCTGCGAAGATAGCAGGATATGCAAGTGGAGATAGTGGTAGAGTCACTGCTAGCAAGGCGTTAAAGGTTCCACACGTTCAAGAGTATATGATGAGATGTATACAGGATAGTATAGGAATGAATGCTACGATTGCTAGCAGTAAGCTTGTGAGACTTGCTCAAGGGGCTAAGAGTGAGTACGTTCAGTTGGAAGCGAGTAAGGATATATTAGACAGAGCAGGATTCAAAGCACCAGATAAACATCTGCATTTGCATCAAGGTGATATTAAGGTGTCTATTGATTTAGGTTAATACTCTGTGCTACATGGGAATTAATGTTTATCCATGCTTCGTATCTAGTGAGGGTGGGTTAAAAACAGAGAGGTATCGAGTAGCTAGTTCTCTACCCCTCACATTATTTGTTAAAAAAGCTTTTCAAAAATATATTTTTACTGTAAAGGTAAAAACATGGCAACACCTGCATGGACTAGATCAGAAGGAAAGAACCCCAAGGGTGGGTTAAATGCTAAGGGTCGTGAAGGCACTGGTATGAAAGCACCTGTTAAGAGTGGTGATAATCCTCGTCGTGCTTCCTTCTTAGCTCGCATGGGTAAGATGCGTGGTCCAGAGAAAGATGCAAAGGGAAAGCCAACAAGATTGCTTCTCAGCCTCAGAGTGTGGGGAGCAAGTAGTAAAGCCGATGCAGTAAAGAAAGCAAGAGCGATTAGCAAACGAAACAAAGCAAAAGCATAAGGAGTATTGATATGCCGATGGGTAAAGGGACGTACGGAAGTAAGAAAGGCAGACCACCTGCTAAGAATGGTGCTAAGAAAATGACAGCTGCCCAGAAGAAGTTACCTGCTTCTTTGCAAAAGAAAATTATGGCAAGTAAGAAGTAATGGCTGTTGATCCAAAAGTAACTGCTCGATCTGCTGCTAAGAAAGCAAGTAAAGCAAAGAAGCCAACAGCATCTGCCAAAGATTTAAAAGCTGTTGAAGTCGCAGGTGTAAGTGATGATTTAAAGAAAAAGTTATTTGGTGGTACGTTTATTAATACTGAAAAAGCTTTCAAATTGTATATGCAGTATAGAAAAGATGGATCAAATCCATCACGAGCATACGAAGATGTATTTGATATAAGTGTAACTAATGGTGATATTATTCGTAAATAATAAATAATAGGTATAAATAATGGCAGTTAATGCTTCTGGTAATTACACCAAACCTGCAATGCGTAAGAGATTGTTTAGCCAGATAAAGAGTGGCACAAAGGGTGGCAATGCAGGTCAATGGTCAGCACGTAAGGCTCAGTTATTAGCAAGGGCTTATAAGAAAAAGGGTGGTGGTTATAAGTCATGAAGAAACCACAGCGGAGTTTAAAGGCATGGTCAGATCAGAAGTGGAAAACCAAGTCTGGCAAACCATCTTTAAAAACTGGGGAGAGATACTTACCAGAGAAAGCTATTAATGCTTTAAGTGATGAAGAGTATCGCAGAACCACACGCAAGAAGAGAGCAGCCATGCGTAAGGGCAAGCAAGTATCCAAGCAGCCTGATTCTATTTCTAAGAAGACGGCTCGTTATAGAAAGGTAAGTTAATGGCTTGGCTTCATAAACTATCTAAAGAAGATAGAAGCATTCTTAGGACTGTGGTAAAACAGGTACACATGAAACATTTTCCGAAAGAGTTCTGTACTGATTATGAAGCTGACAAGTTAATCTCCTCCCTAGCCCCTTCCACTTTAGATAAGCTAGAGAAAATAGGTAAGGACTATCGGGTTGATAGAATTTAAGTACAAGCCTGATGGTCAGGTGCTTAAAGACTTCATGCGTGATGATACTTTCTTTCGTGGCATAAGAGGACCAGTAGGCAGTGGCAAGTCTGTTAGTTGCTGTGTTGAAGTCTTCCGCAGATCAATAATGCAAAAACCAAATAAGGATGGAGTGCGTAGAAGCCGATGGGCGATTATACGAAACACCAATCCTCAGTTAAGAACCACCACAATAAAGACTTGGCTTGATTGGTTTCCCGAAGAAGAGTGGGGAAAGTTTATGTGGTCTGTGCCATTTACGCATCACATTAAGAAAGCCGATTTGGATATGGAGGTTTTGTTCTTAGCCCTTGATCGACCAGAGGATGTTAAGAAACTTCTATCATTAGAACTTACTGGCATATGGATTAACGAAGCAAGAGAAATACCTAAGAGTATTATTGATGCGTGTACTATGAGAGTGGGTCGATTCCCTTCCATGCGAGAAGGTGGACCAAGTTGGTCAGGAGTTATTGCAGATACCAACGCACCAGAAGAAGATCATTGGTGGCCTATAATGTCTGGAGAAGTTCCAATACCAGATCACATTCCTATTGAACAAGCACGTATGTTGGTAAAGCCTGACAACTGGAGCTTCTATTCTCAGCCCCCTGCTATGGAGGAAAAGCTAACGGACGAAGGTTCTATAGATGATTATCTTGAAAGCAACAAAGCAGAAAACAAAAAGAATATGCTCAAGACATATTATCCCAACTTAGTAAAAGGAAAAACTAAGAGTTGGATAGATGTTTATGTTATGAATAGACTTGGAACTATACAGGAAGGTAAGCCTGTGTATCCACACTTTGTTACTGAAACTCATGTGGCTACAGAAGAAATACCTATAGCTGTTGGTGTTCCTTTGTATATTGGAGTTGACTTTGGTTTAACTCCTGCTGCTGTATTTGGTCAGAAGGTAAGAGGTCGATGGCTCATACAGTCAGAGATTGTAGCTATTGATATGGGGATAGTTCGTTTCTCAGAACTTCTTAGACAAGAGATAGCAACACGGTTTAGTGATTTGGAAGTTCTTATATATGGCGATCCTGCAGGAGACTTTAGAGCACAGACAGATGAAAGTACACCATTTCAAATATTAAGAGGTGCAGGACTGCGAGCAACACCTGCTCCAAGCAATAGTGTTGACTTAAGATTGGAGTCTGTTACCTCTCAGTTAAACAAGATGGCAGATGGTAAGTCTGCTTTTTTAGTTGACCGACGATGCCCAAGTCTGATAAAGGGTTTTGAAGGTGGTTATGCCTACAAAAGAATACAAGCCTCTGGGGAACGATATGATGTTAAGCCCGAAAAGAATATGTATTCACACATACACGATGCTTTGCAGTACTTACTTATTGGTGCAGGGGAAGGTAGAAGTCTTATGAATAACCAAAAGATGGCAATGCCTTTTCAAGCTCGTACAGGATTTGATGTGTTTAATCGCAAGCCAACTGTTCAACGTAAATCATTTTGGTCGAGGATGTAACCATGTGTAAAAAAAGAAGAAGAGCACCAAAAGGAATAATTAATTCTGCAACAGGTGAGTCAATGACAGAAGAAGAAGCACGTGCTGAGATTGCAAGACTCAATGCAGAAACAAAAAGGATTCAAGCCAATACAGCTACAATACTTTCAAAAACAGAAGATATAAAAGCTAGTAATTTAGATAAAGTCCAAGCTGAAGATACGGCTGCTGCTACAACAACAAGTCTTGATGAAACACTTGCGTCTATGGGTGGAACAACACAAGCTATATCTGAAATACAAGAAGAAACTTTTCAAGAAGTTAAGGGTGCATCTGAAAAAGAAAAGATGGAAACTCGTAAGCGTAAAGAACAACAACTGCAAAGGGCTGTTCGTCAAAGAAGAAGATCAGGCACAATGGGCAGACGATCTTTAATTACAGGTCAATTTGGTGGTCGTGGGTATAGGGGTTAAAGGATAAGTATATGAATATAGTTGATCCTAATTTTTCAGCGGATGAAAATATTAAGTCTTTATTAAGTCGTTATGAAAAAGCAACTGGTATTAAAGATCAGTTTAAAGATTTGTTTGAAGAGTGCTATGAAGTTGCTTTCCCTCAACGCAGAGGGTTCTTTAGTGAAACAATAGGTGAGAGAAGAGATGAAAAGATTTTTGATGAAACTTGTGTCGTGGGTGTACAAGAGTTCGCCTCCCGACTCCAACAAGGACTTGTCCCCAACTTCGCAAGGTGGGCAGACTTCCAAGCAGGTTCGGAAACCCCCAAAGAAGAAAAAGAAGCGATCAACAACGAACTCGACGAAGTAACAGAGTACGTATTTGAAGTCTTGCAAAACTCAAACTTTAGCCAAGAGATACATGAATCCTTTATGGACTTGGCTGTTGGCACAGGAATACTTGGTGTAGAAGAAGGCAATGCTTTAAACCCTGTTAACTTCTCAGCTATTCCATTAACAGATGTGGTACTTGATACAGGACCAGATGATAGAATAGATCATGTGTTTCGTGAAAGAGAAATGCGGTTTTCTGAAATAATGGTACTTTATCCAAAGGCAGAACTGTCAGAAGATTTAAGACGCTCCATTGCTACAAGTCCTGATGCTAAAACAAAACTTCTTGAGATTGTGTGTAAAGATTATAGCAAAAGAAATGAAGAAGCTTTCTACCAAACAACAATACACGTTCAATCTAAAAGTTTAATAGAACATAAATCGTTTGATGGTGTGGGTTCTAATCCTTTTATTTGCTTTCGTTGGTCAAAATGTGCAGGAGAAATATACGGCAGAGGTCCACTTATGAATGCTCTCTCTGCAATTAAAACAT